GTTATTCTTGCCATAACAGCGTAGCTGTCATTTATTTCTTTCTGTTCATCGTGTGACCACATTTCTCACTTAACTCCTCCGCTAAATTCTAACTCAATCCACATACTCAAACTTATAGTCAGGATGCTGCTTTTGAAGATTGCCCCAAACCTGATTGATATTGCCTTTAGCTCTAGGGCTAAAATCCAAAGCACCTGATGCACTACTTGTAATTTTATAGCTGCCATCTTTTCTGCGACCGCCATAATACATCTTGTTTCCATTTGTGTCTGTAATCATTAATTTCATTTTCTCTACCTCCGCTAAATCCTAAGTTAACTCTTCATCCCTATCCACTATGTCTACGACTCCATAAGGTGACATATTTTCCATCTCATCTTCTAATTTTTCGCACTCTGTTTTATGTTTGCAGTTATTGCAGTTAATCAGTATTGATTTACAATATTCTGCCAGTTCTCGTACTTTCATTCTTCACTACTCCTTTACCATCCGATGATACAGTAACCCGGCATCAGTCCATATTCCGGTACATCCCGGAGCACATACCGGATCCGGCGTACTTCTGTCCGGCCAGTGTATTCTCCACCTGCGCACTCCATTAAGATCAGGACATCTCCCGGCTGTACATCATCTTCATCTTTTCGCAATTCAAAGTTCTTCTTTTCCTCCCGGACTGCCTGGAAGTGCTTCGGCAGTATTTTCTTCTCCACTGTCTTCATTCTTCTTTTTCCTCTTCTTTCGGTATTTTTCCGGATCATAGTCCGGATTGAAGGAGCTGCGTGTCATGGATATGCTCTCTTTCCGCTGATCCTTTGCATATGATCTACGCATGGTCTCTATTTCCGGATCCTGGTTCTCCAATTCCATTGTCAGGAGATCTCCGTAAGAAAAGCTCCGGCGGAATCCTGTCTTTTTATCCCTGGTCAGCACGTTCCGTCCTATGACTTCGTATTCGCAGTATTTGCTCGCGCGGCCGATACGATCCTCGTCATTTATTTTGATCTTTATGTTGTCTCCTATATGTACATTATGGATGCGCGGCGCAGGATCCGGCAGAAGATTGCCGTCCCAGTCCTTATACTCCTGCATTGTTGTCTCCTTCCTGGACGGCTGCTGCCTCTTGGTATCAGCGGCCGCCCCGTGGCTATGTCTATAGTTATCGTGAGTACACTCCAAAAGGCTTATTGGTTTAATTTCTTAATTGTTTCTTTGACGCTGTCGTAATAACGATTGATTCCACGCACTAAAAGTTCTGTCTGTGTAATTCCCATCATTTCAGCGCAATATTCCATTCGCCGTTTTTCTTCTGGTGTCAGTCGTACTGAGATAAGTTCAGTTCGTGCTTTCATAATTTCTCCGTTTTGTATATACAAATTTGTATATACATTATTTCCATTTGCTGTAGGTCAGGGTTTCCTCCGACCAGTCTGGGTAATGGTCCTGCAGGTACTGCCTAAATATCTGCAGCATCTCCTCCCGTCTGCCCTTGTTGCCGTTATCCAACATCTCATGGTGACTCTGGCAACCCAGGGCTCCATTCTGTGGGATCCCGAGTCCGCCGCGGGATCTCGGGATATAATGCATGATGCTTAAGAGCTGCTGTCCGTACCAGGTGACATCCTCCATGTGATATTCCATATGGCAAAAAATGCACTGGTACAGATCCCTCTCCTTGATGATCTGACGGTAGGCAGCATTAAACTCCCGCGCTCTCGCCTGTTTCGACATCTTCGGCATTCTGTCTGCCTCCTTTTCTGAGTTCTTCCAGTCTATCCAGGTATTCGGAGATATCTTTCACCTGCACTCGCGCCGCGCTAATCAGATCCATCTCTGCGTATCGTACCAGGTTCTCCACAGCTCCACGTAAGGACTTCCGATAAGCAGACCGCTGTTTCTCGATGTCCGGACAGTATTGCGGAAAGTCATTTTCAAGGTCTGTCTGTCCCGGTACCTGTTCTTCCGATCCCATGGTGTCGGTATTCTGATTATCCGCGTCAGTTTCCCGGAAAGACGAGTCATTTACCTGTGTTTCCGGTTCTTTCGGTGCCGGATCCGGTGTGGCTCCCGGGATGGTCATCTGCTCCGGCTTCTTTTCCGGATCCTTGGGCTTTTTCTTCGGTTCTGTGTTTGCTTTGGTCACACGGGATTCCTTACGCTTTTCCGGTTTCTTTTCTTTCGGAGAGTCGGTCGGTTGCACCGGTGCAATTTCCGGTTCTTCCGGAGTCAGGTCCTCGCCATAGAGTTTCTTGTACTGCTCCTCAGGGCTGCTGCCTCCATCTATGAGAGACCGGACTGCATCACAGATCTGATCCTCTGTGTATCTGCTCCGCTCCAGCGTTTTCAAATTCACGATGGTGGCTCCATCAGAATTTACAATGATCTGTGTCCTACGCTCTCCTGGAATCCGGACGGTATACACTGCGTCTCCCTGTGGAATCAGTACATCCATGATCTCTGCATTATTTTTGTTGCCAAATGCAGTATGTAAAAAACATATCTCCCACAACTTCCGGAAGAGTTCTTCCTGCTCTTTCCCCAGCTGCCATAGGTTTCTTTCCAATGGCGATCCCTCCGGCGGAAGCATGGGCTTGTCCGTTACGGCTGCTGCCTCTGCCTTCTCAATCTCCACCTCAATATCCGTGACCTTGCTCTCCGCATCCACCTCGTCTTTGATTGCCTGTATCTCGGTCTTGGACAGATTCGGAGATAAAGCCTCGTTAATAGCTTCCGGGATGCTTAACATTATGGCTAACTTT